CTGGGCAGTTGAACCCGACGTGGGTCGAGTGGCTCATGGGGTATCCCAGCGGGTGGACCGTCTTAGAGGATTGGGCAACGCAGTGGTTCCGGCCCAAGCGAGAGAGGCTTTCATGAAACTGTTATATTCTAAAGGGGAATCTAAATGAGCAAACCTGAAACGTGGTGGGTCCTAGAATACTCGGGATTAGGCGCAAATATGCGCAATTATCGCGTTGAAACTGAGCGCCAGAATTTTGAAGCTATGTGCAGAAACGGTGCCTTAGTAAATTTCACGGAAGTCATATCCCTTTCCGCCTACGAGGTCGTCGTCAAAGAGCGCGACAAAGCGAGAGCCGCTGCCGAGACGTGGAAAAATGCAAATCATGAAGCAGAGAAGGCGATTAAAATCATTGACGCAGATCGTACGAAGTCTCAGAAGGCAAGGACGTGGTGCCTTGCCGTCCGTGGCGACGCTACAGATCCCGCTACATGGTATTGGGAAGTCCTGGGACCTAAAGCAAAAGAATTCCATGACGACGTAATGGTTACCGAAATATTTGAAGACTCTACGGGAGAATCTAAATGAGCGATAGAAAACCTAAGCCTTGCGTGAAGTGCAGCCTTGCAATTGGTGGTGGGGTAATAATTCATGGGGTATTGAATTGCGAGAATTGCAGCAAAACTAAACAACCCTAGGAGGGGAAATGGCATACGAGGAACGTGGTGAAGTTTTAGAAAAATCGTCCAATTGTGAGCAACAAGAAATCAAAGATTTTGGTTGGGCTCTCCGTAAGCTTAAGGCAGGCTTCAATGTGTTCCGTCGCGGATGGAACGGCAAGGGACTGTGGCTCAACATCCAGCGCCCTGATGCGAATTCAAAGATGTCGCGCCCATACATCTACATGCACACTGCGGACAACGGTTTAGTGCCATGGACAGCAAGTCAGTCGGATATTTTGGAAACTGATTGGGACGTTTTGAAGGTATAGGGGCAAATTCACATGGCCAAATCTTTAACAGTACTAGCGCATGGCTGCTTCGACATCCTCCACGCCGGCCACCTAGCTTATTTCAAAGCTGCCAAGAAGTTTGGTGATCGCCTAATAGTTTCAGTCACAACAGATCGCTTCGTGAATAAAGGACCAGGCAGACCCTATTTCTCCCATGGCCAACGAGCAGAGATGGTTAAAGCCTTAGGTATCGTAGATGATGTGATCATTTCCGACTCACCAACAGCGGTTCAGGTGATTGAGCAAGTGAAGCCTGATTTCTACGTTAAGGGTCCAGACTATAAAGATTTAACAAAGGATGTGACTGGTGAAATCTACAACGAAAAAGAAGCGGTCGAAAAGCACGGCGGCAAGCTCGTCTTCACGGAAGAAGAAACGTTCTCAAGCTCGACGATCATCAACAAATTCTTTCAGCCTTGGACAGATGATCAAAAAAATACAATCGGGCGAATTAAGGCTCTCGGGGGAATTCAAATTATTGAAGCTGCTTTCGAAAAGGTGTCCAAGGCCCGTACGTTTGTTATTGGAGAGCCCATCATTGACGTATACAGATTTGTAAACCCAGAAGGCATCTCATCAAAGAGTCCTACTGTGTCGGCTAGGTTTATTCGGGAAGAGCATTATAACGGCGGCTCCATTGCAATAGCGAATCATCTAGAAGATTTCTGTAGTGTCTCGGCCGACAGATCAACGGGCGGTGTTCCGGTAAAGATTCGCTATATCTCAGGCAATCAGAGAATCTTTGAGGTTACCCATATTGATGAAAGTTTCTTTGAATATGGACAAGAGCGGATATCCGCAGAACTCATAGACTCTAGCCCATATGATGTCATCGTTGCAGCGGACTTTGGCCATGGTCTATTTGAGGGTCACCTTCTTGATGCTTTGGCTGGTGCTAAATCTTTCGTAGGTCTAAACGTCCAGACCAACTCGTCAAACTTCGGGTTCAATGTGTATACTAAGCACAAGCGTTGGGATTATCTCTGTTTAGACACCAGGGAGATCAGGCTTGCACATAATGACCGATTCACTAGTCCATTGGTACTTGGGAGCCATGTGTGGAATCAGCATGGCCGTCCTCTTTCTATCACTCTGGGTCCTAACGGGTCTGCTCTTTGGACTAAGGAGGGACAGTACAGCTCTCCTGCTTTTTCTGACACTGTGGTCGATGCTACTGGCGCTGGGGATGCTTACTTTGCGATTACCACACTGTTGATGGCGACTGGATGCCATCCTGAACTCGTTACATTTATTGGTAATATTTTCGCAGGTCTTAAAACTCGTATCATCGGGAACAAACATTCGGTATCCAAGGCTAGTTTACTGAAGGCCTTGAAGGGAATTTTGGCTTGAATCATGGCGAGACATGGCCAGGCGTGGCAAGGCATGGCCGGGCAAGGCGTGGCTAGGCGGGGCAAGGCAACACAAGGCAAGGAATTAGTTATTGAATGTGAAATACAAAAATAGTTTATAACGCCGAGACTTGGCCCGGCTTAGCCCGGCGGGGCATAGCGAGACATGGCAAGGCAAGGTTCTTACACAATACGATCTGGGCACGGCTGGGCGTGGCAGGGCGAGGCACGGCGAGGCAGCACAAGGCAAGGATTTATTTTTAAGTTTAACAGACCATCACAAAACAAGGAGTATTTATGAAGACGGCCAAGTGTAAGATTAAGGGGATTTCGCCATATAGCCAATCCTCATTTTATAAATGCGATAAATTAGAGAAGGAATCTGCTGCAGACTTTGAAGCAAGCACATGGCGTGAACGGCTGCACGTAGATGATAAAGAAAACGTATTTATACCGCCGATGGCGTTTAAGAATTGTTTAAGTGAGGCTGCTAAATATTTATCAATTCAAATCCCTGGCAAGGGAAAATCCACCTATACAAAACACTTTGAAGCTGGCGTGCTAGTTATCGAGCCAATGATTTTGGCAGTTAAGAAAAGTGAAGTTCAGGGAGAGTGGCTATTCGTGCCAGCAGATGGTCGTCGTGGTGGCTCAAAGCGTGTCGAGAAGTGCTTTCCTGTGATTCATAAGTGGGAAGGCGAAATTGAATTTATGATTGTTGATGAAACTGTTACACGAGATGTATTTAGGAAAGTTCTAGATGAGGCCGGAAGATTCATTGGGATTGGGCGCTTCCGGCCAAGGAACAATGGTTACTACGGGCGCTTTATAGTTGAGGCAATGGATTGGAAGTAATCTTGGCATGGCATGGCCCGGCTGGGCGGGGCCCGGCTTGGCAGGGCATGGCACGGCAAGGCAAGGCAAGGTTCTTACACAATACGATCTAGGCCCGGCTAGGCGGGGCAGGGCTGGGCTGGGCAAGGCAAGGCAAGGCAAGGAATTTTCAAAGGAGGGATAAATGAGCGAGAAAATAGGTTTACTTGGTAATAACACAAAATTAGTTATCGAAGCACTTTACAAAGTTCAGATCGGTGAATCGATTTCTTACGCCGAGATTCTAAAAATCCTTGGCAAGGATAAAATCGATAGTCAGGTGCGTAGTGCAATATCATCAGCCCGCGTACAGCTTATTAAGGAGTTCCATGCTGTCTTTGATGTTGATCGTGGTTTTGGTTTGATGAGGTTATCGAATGAGCAGATTGTCAAACTTGGCGCTGGTGGTATCCAGCAGATCAGAAATAGCACCGCACGCATTGTTCATAAGTTGGTGGCCGTGGATTATGCAAAGTTGGACAATAATGCGAAGGTTGAGCACAACACCTATCTGAGCGTGTTTGGTGCTTTATCGGTGATGACACAGGAAAGTAAGATTAAAGTAGTTAGTGGCGCAGTAAAAGAAGCACAAGCCCAGATTTCAATTGGGAATACGCTAGACGTATTTAAGTAATCAGGGCGTGGCATGGCGTGGCTGGGCCTGGCGAGGCAAGGCGCGGCAAGGCCGGGCAAGGCGGGGCATGGCAACACAAGGCAAGGTTCTTACACAATACGATCTAGGCGGGGCACGGCTTGGCGGGGCGGGGCGGGGCTGGGCGAGGCAAGGAATTTTTAGCTCAAGCCCTGCTGTACAGCCAGATTCACCATCTCCTTAAACTTCTGCACCTGAGCGGACAATGGCTTTCCATCGCCACGGCTCTCAAACCACTTCACCCGCTCGATACAGGCCGCGACTCCAACCTCTATGATCGACTTGCCAGAGTCCTTTCCAAACGGAATCACGTACTGCTCAATCTCATCACTGGGCGACAGAACCGCCTCGGGCATCGGCTCAAGATCAAATTGGGGTTCCTTCTCTAAGAGGGGGAGGTCATCGGCTTTATGGGAAGGAGTATTGGTGGTAGTGACTATGAACGTAGGCTGCGCTGCGGGAAGGCTCTGCGAAGTAGTAATCCTTGGAATGGAAACGGGAGCCGGAAGAGCTGTACCCATTTCCTCATTCGAATAGATCCCAGACAAGTCTTGAGGGAACGCTTTACGAAGAGCCAAAGACTCAGCTACCTTCGCAATCATCACATCCGGCATCTTCTTCCAAATCGGAGTGTTCTGCGCATACCCGCTGAACTTACAAACGGCATAAAGCGGCTGCTCAAAGTCTCTGTGTATCACTCCAACTTTACAGGCCACCGGTGGTGAATCGTCCAGCCACATCTCTTTCCATTCGCCATCAGCACCACAGAAGTAAGGTCCTACCTGGCCACGATACTTACCAGAGCGCTCAGCTATGAGTCTTAGACCATCGATCGACACTTGAATCTGGAGACGGCCACCAGTGGGGATACCGTAGATCTGCTTCGAGAAAGGATCGAGTTGTGTGCGCTTACAGATCTCAATAAAGAGTTTTAATTGATCGTCCGTAGCGCCTTTACAAATCGTAGTCTTCAGCAGGTCTATTTGGTCTTTGGTCATTAATCCCCCCATAAGATTCATAACATTGGTTTAAGCACATTCAAGACAATAGGGGGGGTAATCGTGCCCCCTCCCCGGTTTCCGCTTGCTTCCTGGCTTCCTTCTGCCTCCCCTAGCTCTTCTCTCCCTCCAAGGATTTACTTAAAACCGGTCATCTCTTCACTGAAGTTCCCGATGTTAAGCACATCCCTCGAAGTAAGCGTTTCCTCGCCCCCCCGGCCGAGTTACTGAAAAAGCTTCACTAGGGTATATGTAATAAAGACCCCTCTCCGGTGTGCTGAATGCCGGATTAGAATCCCTCTTCGGCTTTCGCCGGCTGACTCCCCGTTTAACCAGGTCTGGACTCACTCTGGATCATTGCAATTGTTTTTTGGGTAGTTTACCCTTTGGACAATTGTTTGGTGATGCGACAATTAAAAATGAACCTCCCTGAAGAGTCAATCTCTGACGGGAGGGGATTTCTCCGGGGGGAGTTCAATACTTGGGTTTATTCGGTGGCTCCAACAGCATTTTCAATAACCCGAGTCAGCTTTACGGTGGTTCTGGCAACAGTGGCATAGCCTCGGATGTGGCTAGCCTTTACAGTGGTAATGCCTATGCCGAGTTCTATACAGGGGCTTACAATTACATCAGTAGCCTGCTACATCCATCGTCACCCAGTACACAGTCTGCGCCTACACCTCCAAGTGCGTCTTCAGTCACTGGCGGGTCATTACAAGAGACCTTAAACCAAGAGCAACAGCAGTATAACGCCTCAACCCTACTGAATGGTGGGGGTGGTCTGCCGATGTCCCAGAGCCCTATTACAGCGTCTAACGTGCTCAGGGCTGGTACAAGGTAATGGCAGGAGAAGCCACAGCTAGCCCAGCCTCAGTTGCGGGACAATGGCCGGTCAGAAGGAAACAAGTCTCCGATGAGAATAAGAAAGTTGCCACAGAGCTCATTCTCCAGTTCCGCTATTTATTTGGCCTTAGGGGTAACTGGAACTCTCACTGGACTGAAATTGCTCAGCGCATCTATCCGATGCATTCGTATCTATTTCAGAACTATTCCCAGATTACGCAGCAAGGCGATAAAAGAAACTTTGCAGTTTATGATTCTACTGGGATTTTGGCTTTGCAGCGTTTTGCTGCCATTTTGGATTCTCTCTTAACGCCCCGCAACCAATTCTGGCACATATTAAAACCTGATGATCCTGTGTTGCAGCGCGATAAGAACACGATGCTTTATTTTGACAAGGTGAATCAACTTCTTTTCCAGGAGCGTTATAAATACAATTCGAATTTCGCGGCTCAGAATCAGCTCCAGTACATGTCCCTTGGGGCTTACGGCACTGGAATTATGTTCATCGATCAAATGCATGGGGATTTAGGGATCCGCTATAAGAATACTCACCTTGGTGAAGTCTTCCTCCAGGAAAACCATCAGGGCATGATTGACAGGATATTCCGGCATTTCCAATTAACTGCCCGCCAGATTATGAAATTCTTTGGTGAGTCGGCGCCAGAGGGAGTGCAGGCCATAGTTGAGCAATTCCCTGAGCGGCAATTCTTTATTATCCATGCAGTCGTTCCAAATGAGGATAGAGATCCTTATCGCAAAGATGCCAAGGGGATGAAATGGTCGAGCATTTACCTTTCCGAAGAACACCATGAGTGTCTCACTCCAGTCGGGCAAGCAGACTATGTCGGTGGATATCGAGAGATGCCTTATATCGTCTCTCGCTACTTCCAGTCACCAAATGAGCCATACGGGCGCAGTCCAGCGATGGATGCTTTGCCGGCTCTTAAGACTCTCAATGAGCAAAAGAAAACTATGCTCCAAGCTGGGCACAAGGCTGTTGACCCTGTTCTTTTGGCCCACGACGATGGAGTTGTCGCGAGCTTTAACTTTCAAGCCGGATCGATGAACTATGGCGGAGTGACTGCTGATGGCAGACCGCTGATTCACACTTTGCCGGTCGGTAATCTTCCCGAAGGTAAAGAGCTCATGGAAGATGAGCGCTCGCTGATCAAGGACACTTTCCTTAATACGATCTTTCAGATTTTGACTGAGACTCCTGAAATGACGGCGACCGAGGTCATGGAGAGAGTAAAGGAAAAGAGTATACTCCTAGCCCCGACGGTTGGCCGCCAAGACTCTGAGTATCTGGGTCCTATGATTCTTAGAGAGATAGATCTGCTCAAAGCACAGGGCATGTTACCGCCTCAGCCCAAAATGCTAGCTCAGTCTCGTGGAGCTTATAAAATCATCTTTGATTCTCCAATCACAAGATCTCAGAAAGCCGAATGGGCTTCTGGCGCTGTGAGAGCCATGGAGATCTTTACGAACTACGCTCAGCAGGCACAAGATCCAGCAATTCTTGATTACATTGATATGGACACGGCAGCTCCCTTGATTGCCGATATTTACGGTGTGCCTGCATCTTGGATCAGAACTCCTCAAGATATTGCCAAGATTAGAGGCCAGCGATCTAAAGCTCAAGGCACACAAATGCTTCTGCAAAATGGTAATAACCTGGCTGGAATGGCTAAAGCAGGATTGCCGGTGCCAGGAGCCAATGGAATGCAAAAGCCATCTCAAGTTGGTATGAGCCCAGTTCCAAAGCGACGAGGAGTGGGATAGTTGTCTTCGGATAAAGATCAAACAACAAAATACATGGAGATCTTAAGGAATCGAGAGATTTCCTATAAGAACTGTTTCGATCTCTCTCAGTTCGAAAACAGGGCCGTGCTAACAGACCTCGCTCTCTTTTGCAGAATGTTTACAACCACTGAAGAGCCTGGGCAAAAAGAAGATCCCAGAATCTTAGAAGGCCGAAGACAAGTGTTCCTTCGTATTCAAGAGCACATGCAGTTTGATCACTTTCAGCTCTATCAACTGCATCCACTTAAATTGTTAACACCGCAAGCTACAACTCCAGGCACATTGACAACTGGAATTTCAAAGTCTGCAATGGATCGAAATCGAGGAGAAATGAATGTCTAAGACTATTGCCGAGCTAAAAGCTGAGGCTGAAGCAGCTAATCGGGCTTACCAGGATGCCATGGATAATGGTGAAGCAAAACTTAATGAAATTGCCCGGCAACAAGATCAAGGGATTCGTCCGGAGTATCATGGCGGAGGAACAGTTAGAGATGAGCATGGAAATCTTATTCAGCTCGATAAATATGGAAATCCTATCCGTGGTAAGGGCCAAAAGATTGCTGCTGCAACAGCAAGACCTATTTACGAACCGCCATTGATATCTAGTTTCAATACACCTGGATCTCCTCCTCCTGATCTAGATGCAAAGGGGACTGGTACTTGGCAAGAGACAATTGATCTTTGGCTCGATTTAGTGGATCTGCTTAACCGGGTGGATAATGATCCACTTACTCATGAGGAGCGAGAGATTTGCCTCCAACAGCTTGTTCCGAGCCTATTAGATCGAATTGCAGGCATTGTTCCAAGAATTGACTGTGCTTTTCCCGATGGGCCGATGGGTAAAGGTTCTTGGATCGCGTTGAGAGAGAAGAATGGCTTGGCTTTTAATCCTTCAAAAAGCTTAGAGCGCTCCATTGGAACTATGCGCAGTCGTACAGCTCCAAAGTTCTTAAACTTCGCACTTGAGGGCGCGAAATGGCTCTTTAGAAGGAGTCCTCATAGTGGTATCCCGCAAATCAAGATTAGAGCGACCGACGTTGTGCCTCCCGCAGAAGACCCTGCCCCTGAGCGAAGTTCAGATACTGACCCTGGACATTTTTCTAATGCGGTTAAGAAAAAATCTGGAAGACCAAAACGCATCCCTGAAACAGTTGAATAGAACCTGGAATAAAATGAAGGAGTTTTTAGATGCCAGACCAAGTGACAGCAACATCGACGATGAACACACCCCCAGCGACATCGCCAGCAGCGCCGACTCCACCTCCGGCCACAAGTTGGGTCGACGGCCTAAAGCCAGAGTTGAAAACCTTCGTTCAGGAAATGGGTTTCAAGGAGCCCACAGAAGTCCTCGAGCCATACCAAAATCTATTAAAGCTCCGAGGGGTGGCCGCCGATAAACTGATCAGAACCCCTGATTCCTACGCCGATGCCAAAGAGCAAGAGGCTGCGTGGAATCAGATTTATGATCGTCTTGGTCGGCCAAAGACTCCAGATGAATATGGTCTTGAAAACAAGGATCATGTCGAAGACACGAAATTCATGGCTGAGAATTTCCATAAGCTTGGGCTTAATAAAACTCAAGCTGCTGAACTCACCAAAGCTTTCACTGAAAGAGCCGCTACTGCTCAGAAAGCTTTTCAGGATAATCAGCAACTCGTAGCTAAGAACTCACTTGATAAGCTGCGTCAAGAATGGGGAAGCACCTACGACAAGAATATTCAGCTGGCAAAATCTGGGCAGAATGCTCTGGGGTGGGACGATAAAATGGTTGATGCCGTGGCGAATTCTATCGGCATAGACCGGGCACTTAAAGCTTTAAATGATGCTGGACGCCGAGTTGGGGAAGGCCAGTTTATTCAAGGTAATAAGGGTGATGTGACTCATACCCCGGACACAGCCAAGGCTAAGATTGACCAATTAAGGACTGATCGTAGCTTCGTTGAAAAACTGCAATCTGGTGATGCCATGGCTAAGGCTCAATGGAACGCACTTCATGAACAATGGGCGTCTGGGCAAAGTTACGGCTAAATTGGACTTTACAGCAGCAGATAAATAATTCACAGTCAGGTCATCGGCCAAGCAATACTTCGCCCCGATTGATGGTGGGATAAAAGACCCATGACCTAGGCGGTTGAGCCAAGAAGGCGCCCCAGTAATAACTGGCCAAGCACTTCGCTAAAGTTAAATTCAAAACTTTTACGAAGGATGCTTTCCATGGCAGTTACTGGAACATCACAGATACCATTACTGTATGTGTATCAGTTTAGTTCTAATATTCAGCTTAAGCTCCAGCAGGAAGGTTCCAGACTTCGCGAATGTGTGATGTCCGGAAACCACGTTGGTGCTCAAGCTTCTCCTGTTGATCAATTTGGCGCGATTGTTGCGAATAAGGTCACGAGCCGTTATGCTCCGATGCCTCGCACAGATGCGTCTACAGACCGTCGTTGGGTCTATCCGCAAGATTATGACGTCTCCCAACTTCTTGATACTTTCGATAAATTGCGTTTACTTACCGATCCCTTGTCTTCATACGTCACCAATGCAACGCATGCATTAGGTCGTGCGATTGACTCTGAGATTCTCTCTGGAATAGTCAACAGCAACTTAACCGGCAACACTGGTGGTACGACCACTAATTTTCTTGCTGCCAATGAGGTGTCTGTTCAGCAGGGGGCAACTTCGCCTGTAAATTTGACAGTAGCAAAACTCCGCTACGCGAAACGTTTGCTCTTAAGTTATTACGCAGACGTCTTCAATGAGCCTATCTATGCTATAATCAATGCTGCAAATCATGATGCGCTTTTAGCAGAAACCCAAGTAATCAACTCGGATTACAATGACACTCGCGTGCTTAAAGAAGGGCGCGTCATGGAGTTTTTGGGTATTAAATTCGTACACACTGAGCTTTTGACGACTGGAACAGATGATCAATCTGGCACCTCGACTCAAACTCCGCTGTTTATGAAGAGCGGTGTTTACCTAGGAATCTGGGAAGACATTTATACGGATGTTGGTCAACGTCGAGATCTTCAGGGCATACCTTATCAAACCTACAACAAGTGCACCATTGGCGGCACTCGTTTAGAGGAGAAAAAGGTCACCTGGATCTGGACACGGTAAGAGGGGGATGAAATGGCAGTTACAAGTTTAAAGTCCAACCAAATTACCAACCGGGACGCAACACCTAAAGTGTTAACGGATGCGGGCATTGGAGCAGGATCGGTTAATCATTCACAAGATTGGGTTTATTCCGCTGGTTCAGATAGTGCGGCCAGCGCATGGCGCATTTGCCAAGTTCCGTCTGAAGGATTCCTAGGCAACATTGAGTTCATGAACGGAGCACTTGGCTCTGGTTGTGTGCTTGATATTGCAGCTTGGTATCCGACGAACTTCCAAAGTGGTGGCGGAGCTTTTCTAGCGCAGTCCTTGACTGGTACTCTTATTAGCTCAAGCGCCTTTTTGGCTCAGATCAACGGTAACACCGCAAATGCGACGTTTACCTCTGGTATGTCAAATACCGCTACGGGATCGTTCTCTGGCATCAACTATCTTATGACTCAACCTTTGTGGGTTATTTTAGGTCTTAGCTCTGATCCTGAGTGTGATATCGATATCGGCTTTAGCGTAAGGCTTGCTGTGAGTTCAGCTGGCTACGTAGGGATGAAGACGAGTTATTCGTACTAAGAATTTACCAGGCTGGGACGCTTATGTGACCCGGCCTTGCTTTCTGGAGGATAAATGCCGTTAGCAGGATCTTCAATTTATTACGCGGTCGGGCCCGGCCAGCAGCTCGAAAACGTAATCGAGACTGCTACGGCTACAGGTCTTAATTCAAACATCATTGTTGAGCTGTATATTGCAAATGGAACCTTGGTGAATGATAGCGGCGCCTATGGAGGAGCTACCTCGAGGCGTGTATTAAAGTCCGAAGTTCTTCAGTGTATTGAGATGATTCGAGAACAGATCACCCGAGACGCTTCAGGGAATTTGACTTAAATGGCAGCGGTTCGAGGCGCACAAATCATCTACAACTCCTCCTTGCAGTTTGCTGCGAGTTTCTCGTATGGAGCTGGTGTGGCTGGGCCTCAATACCAAAATGGTGTCCTAGTTGGTGGAACTCCAGCCACATGGCTTACGGGATCTTCATCCATTCCTGTGCAGTGGGTTGGTGGCAGGACAATGCTATCGATCGATTCAGATGGTGTATTCCCGCCTGCTTCTCAATTGCTCCAGCTTCAGGTGATGAACCAACGAGGCAACTGGGTAATGGCAGGTTCTGGCGCATTGCTCGCTGGAACCGTTAATCCATACATGCAGGTTTTTGATGCGGCCCCCGGGCAATATAGAGTGTTCTCTGGATCTGGTCTCACCGCTGGATTAAATGTCCTCCTCACCGGAATTAACTACGGAACCTAAATGGGGGGTTTAAATGGCAAACACTACCTCCCAAATCTCAATATGTAACAGAGCCCTGCAAATTAATGGCTACCAGCCAATCAGTTCCGTTAACGATGGATCTCGTGGCGCAAGAGCCATGCTTAGGGCATATCAGCCAGTTCTCTTAAGGCTCCTAAGATCAAAGTTCTGGAACTTCTCAATTCAGAGAGCTTCACTCACCGCCTCTGTTGTTACACCTGTTTTTGGCCCAGCCTTTTATTACCCGCTCCCGCCCGATTATTTAATGATGGCACCACCGGATCAGAAGTACGGGGTTGCCTTTGGCGGATTTATCTCAGGCCCACCAAATATTAACGATTACCAAATCGAACAAATGCCAGGCGAGGGTGGTTCTGCCATTGTTTCTGATCAGGCAAGCCCCATCAATATCAGGTATGTATCGCAAAGTTTAACTGAAGGGTTATTCGACCCATCATTTGCTGAGGCTTTTTCTGCTCTTCTTGCCGTTGAAACTTGCGAGGAGTTAACTCAAAGTAGCAGTAAACTCCAGCAGGCAGGTAAAATCTTTGACGATGCCATTGAAGATGCCAAACAAAGAAACGCCTTTGAGCAGCGTCCAATGAATCCGCCGATCGATTCTTGGATAACCCAGAGGTTTTGATCTATGCCAAAAGTATCGCTCCTCCAAGAGTCTTTTACTGGAGGGGAATTTTCACCCTTAGCCCAAGGCCAAGTATCCAGCGAGAGATATCGTAAAGGTTTAAATACTTGCCTTAATTATATCCCCACACTTCAAGGTCCACTAATTAGAAGACCTGGCACGAAATTTGCGGCCGTTACCTCTCAAAGCTCTAGCCTTTCTCCGGTCCTTATTCCATTTACCTTCTCTCAGACTCAGAGCTATATGCTGGAATTTGGTGGGCAGTACATTAACTTTTACGCCCAAGGTGGCGTTTACACTTCGCCAGTGATTCAGTATTTTGTAGCTGGATCGACAAACGATGGCGCCCATTACTTCTTTGGCACAAGACCAACCTATCAAGCTAAGAATGGCGAGACCATCACTGCGAGCTCCATTGGGTTTGCCCAAAACATCTTCAGTGTGCCAAGTCCTTATCTCCCGAAAGATGTTCAGAATTTAAAATGGGCGCAGAGTGCAGATACGCTTTATCTCACTCATCCGAATTACCCGACCTATAAGCTTCAGAGATTCGGGCTTTATGACTGGAGAATGGCTCAGGTTTATTATCAAGATGGCCCTTACCTAGCCTACAACTCATATCAGCAGACTGGGGATTCGACTGCAACTACTTTAACTCCAACGGCATTCCCAGGCGGTGGAATTGTTGATGGACTTGGAGGACAAAGTTTCTCAATTCAGACTGGACCACATGCTCAAGCCGTTGGGGCATTCAATACTAATGGCTTACTAAACTTAGTCACGTTTGCAAACCATGGGTATTTGAGTGGCATGAAGTTGGTCATTCAAAATGCTTCAGGTCTTTTTACAAATTTCCAGACCATTCAAACATACAACGCTACACAAAACCCTAGCTCGCCTCTTTATTATACGATCAACGTGACTGGACCTACTGGTTTCCAGGTTTTGGGATTGTCAGGTTCAGGAGTTGTTTATGTTGGAGGGGGAACAATAGGAGCCGATTTAAGGCCGGCACTATTTTTATCTAATGCTGATATTGGAAGATGCATAGGGCTTCAGCAAGGGGTTTTGGCAAATGCGGGGCAAAGAGTTTTTGGTTATATCACCAACTGGTTTGGAGATTCGTCGCAAGCCACGATGTATCTTGATCAATCTAATGCTCTATTTAACTCCAACACCGTTCAGTTTTGGCAACTTGGGTGTTATGGCGGAGGAATACTCAGCGGTGGGAATCTTCCGCAGATTGCGCCATTCCTAGGGACGTCACCAGGAGGTTCTTTAGGAAGCTCAAGTTTCCCAAGCGCCACATGCTTTCATCAAGACAGGCTTTGCTTAACTGGCAGCCCTAATTTCCCTCAACAGATCGATGGCAGTACCGCAGGCAACTTCGAGAACTTTTCGCCATCTGTGGCCACAGGTTCCACAGCCCTTCAAGTCCAAGCCAACAACGCCTATCAGTTTACACTCAACTCAACAGATGAGAATAAACTCCAGTGGCTAAAATCCACTGCCCAAGGGCTTCTCTCGGCATCATTCTCGAGTGAATGGGTGATAACTCCGGGCTCTCAAGCCACGTCACTTAATCCAACGAATGTGAATGCTCAGCAGACATCCTTCTTCGGTGCGGCTGATATCGATGCGATCCTTGCAGGCAATGCAGTTCTTTATGTGCAAAGAGCGCTTCGCAAAGTAAGAGAGATGAATTATTTCTTTCAAGTTGGGACTTATCGCTCCAGTGATATGACCATCTTGTCAGAGCACATTACTCTTCCGACCATTACGAAGCTTGTGATTCAAAAGGAAACTCAGCCACTAATTTGGGGACTTACCTCAAATGGTCAGTTGGTTTCGATGACCTATAACCGCGATGATACAACAGTCGAGGCTGGGTGGAGTAGACACCAACTTGGCGGAAGATCTGATGCCACAGGAAGTCCACCGATTGTCTCAAGCATTGCTACGATCCCTGACCCAACGAACACATATGATCAGCTGTGGATGGTCACAAAGAGGTTCCTAAATAACTCGAGCACGAACTACTGCATCGAGTTTATGACCGATTTCTATAAAGACTCCATGATTCAGTCTCAGGCATTCCAAGGGGACTGCGGAGCGAGTTTTGATGTGCCTTTGTCTATCACGAGTGTTGTGAACTCTGGAGTTTACACGATCTTTAATTTCTTCCCAGGTTATCAGGTTCCGCCTCCGACATCCTACACAGTGAGCTTTCAAAACATCATTGGACTTAACTCAAGTGTAGTAGATATCAACGGTAACGTAAGTACTGTGAACCCATTTAATGGGAATAAGTTCCAAGCCTTTTCCACAAGTGCATCTGCATTTTACCTAGCCGACCTACAAGGCAATCCTGCATCGCTGATTAATAACACAAGCTATGTTGGCTCTGGTGTTGTCAGACAATGTGTAAGCTCTGTGACAGGAGCTTGGTGGTTGACTGGTGAGAGTCTGAACCTACTGGTGGATGGCGCGAACAGTGTGCCTGTGACTGTAGGCTCTGGTGGCTCCATTGCGCTCCCCATATCGACTGCCATTGCTCAAGCTGGGTATGCCTTTAAATCTCAAGGTCAGCTCATGAGAGCAAATATTGGGTCGGCTCAAGGCGCTGGGATTGGCAGCACAAGGCGCATCAATCGGGCAGCGTTCTTACTTCACGATGTCGGAGATTTTAGTTTCGGGATGAGCTTTAATAACCTCATAGCGTGGAACTTTATGCAAGCCGATGTTCAGGCAGCAGATACAGCTCAGCCTTTGTTCAAAGGAATCATAAGAGAGGGCGTTGAGGCTCCATATGATTTTGATAACAAGCTTTGCTTTGAGCAGAACTCAATGCTTCCAGGAGCTGTAATTTCTATAACCACCTTTTTTGAGGAGACGGACGTCTAATGGCCAATACCATGCAAATGTATGGACCAAGTGATGATAGCGGGGCTGATACGACAGGCCTTTCATCGGACGCATCATCTGACACTTCAGGAACGGGGATGGGAGGATATGGAGCTGGATCTCAAGCTGGTGGAGATTTTATTTCCTCACTTGGCGCTCTTTATTCCGGCCAGTCAGAAGCTGCTGCACTTAACGCTCAGTCAACCATCCAGGCTCAAAATGCGTCTCTTGATTTGGCAGCTTCTAGGACAAATGCAGCAAGAAGCCAAATCCTATCTGGTCAAAGAATTGGCGCAATCCAGGCCGCAGCAGGCGCCTCCGGTGTTACTCAATCAGGAAGCGTCCTGTCTATCTTGGCGGCCAGTACAATGAACGCTGAGATGGATAGGCAAAATATACTCTTCGGTGGTCAAGTGAAAGCTATTCAGGCAGAGAATCAATCGTCCATGGATCAATTTGGAGCGCAATCGGCTTTGACTGGTTCTTACTTTAAAGCAGCTGGGGGAATGTACCAAGGTGGCATGAGTGCCATTGCGGCATTTGCATAATGGCAGAACTTAATTCAGACCTACCACAAGTTGAAGCACAAGGAGCTGTTGGAGGTATTTCTCCAAACCTCGAAGCAGTTACGGCAGCAGGTCGAGGAATTGAAGCTGCTGGGCAGTCTATTAGCGAAGCTGGGTCTTACCTTTACCGTAAGAGTGAGCAGCAGGAGACAGCCAATGTCTATGCTGATA